CTCCTTGACCTTGCCCGTCTTGTAGTCGAGGCAGTACGCAGTGTCACCGTCAACGACCAGCACGTCAGCGATCGAGCGAATCCACACGTCTTTGGCAAACCAGTCCACAGGCTGCAGTTGGCGGTTCACAGCCATCTGATGCTCGAACAGCTTCTCGCCATTGCGTGAGGTGATCTTTTGAACCAGTGGTCCCCAACGCTCAAGCGACTGTTTTGCTTCGAGTGTGTCTTCGAGTGCGACAGCTGCTTCGGTGGCGGCTTGGCCAGCAACCATTGCATTGCCATATGCCTCCAGCACCTTGTGCACCCTGTCGCCATACTCTGACGCTTCGTTCATGGAGTTCTGCACGCGCTTGGACACGTACAGGTAGTCGAACTGCGCAGGGCATTGCTCGAAGGTGGACAGTCGGCTGAACGACAAGGGCATTGGTGTGGTCATGTTTCTTCCAGAGTTGCTTTTGCGAGTTGCACAGTGAGTTGCTCAATCATGTCCTGAAGAATCCTGCGTCGGTTTGGCGATGGCTGCGCGAACTGCTCCGGCATAGTCACCACCACTTGTATCGGGCCATCAGTGCACCGTACGCCAAACCAGACTTTTGACTCGTAGTTGTGCGCGTCGTGATCCCACTGGACTTGTGCCCAGTGAGGCAAGCGGTCAGTAGATGAGTAAGCTATCGCCATTATTTCGCGTCCCCGTAAGAAGGCCCAACACCAGTCTCGCACGACACGGGGATGCTGCGGCACCACTTGGGTGTTAACGACAGGCACTCTTCCATGTACGCACGGGCTTCATCAAGTTCTTCATTCCTCACCACACAGACAGCCTCGTCATGGACGGACAGCTTAACTGGGTAGCGCTGATTGATACGTGCAGTTTGCCACATAACGATCTGCATTGCAGCATGTTGCGATAAATTTTCTACAACTTTCGCACCGTGCAGGTTCACACGCTGGCGACCCATGGTGTACGTCCAGTCCTTGCCGTCATGGCTCAGCTCGTTGTACATCACACCGGGCTCACCGGGGCGACCGAAGCCATCCCACTGCGTCACAAACCAGCCGTTTACGTCCACGTTGGTCATGGTGCACCCGTTGGCGATGTCGGGCAAGATGACCTTGTCGCAGCGCTTCCACAGCTCGACCACCTTGTAGTGCACAGACCTGTACAGGTCCACGATCTTGAAGGCTCGGTCGAGGTCGATCAGCTCCACGCCGGGGTCAGAACGCTTGGCCAGCCGAACCATCTCTTGGAACCGTGCTGCTCCTGCACCGTACTGCAGACCCAGCATCGCTGTCTTGCCGAGGAAGCGCTCAGCCTTGTCCTTCTTGGTGATCTCTCTGCCGAACAACTTGCTGGCGAAGTCGCAGTACAAGTCAACGCCGTTGCGCAGCTTCTCGGTCACGTCATCCTGCCCAGCCAGCGCCATCACTGTGCGCAGCTCGATGTTGGAGGAGTCACCCACCAGCACGGTGTACCCATCGGGAGCCCGCAACGCATCACGCAGGCCAGCAGACGGGCCACGCGCAGGGATGTTCTGCCAGTTGATGGAGTTGCCGCCTGAGTAGCGCCCTGTGGTCTTGGCACCCCAGAAGTTGAGGTACACAGGCAGAGGGCCGCGCTCGGCAGTCTCCAAGAACTTCAGCGCACGTGTCTCAGCGATAGTCGTTTTGACACCAAGGCGAGCCGCAACCAACGCCTGTACGTCCGCATCGTCGGACTCCAGCAGGTCTGTGAAGGCTTTGTCGGATTTGGCGAAGGCATAGGTCTCTTTGTCAGGTCTGGCTTTGCTCTGCTTCATCGGCGGGGTCACACCCAGTGCCAGCAAAGCTTCTGCGAATTTGTCGTTGGACATGATGGTCTCGCGGTTGGTCGCGGCTGTCTGCAGCAGCGTCTCCTTGCGGTGCACCTCGTCGACGTACAGTTGTTTCATCTTGTCTTGGTCGCCCACCAGCAATGGCTCTGTGAACATCCGCACAGTCATGTCGATCAACCGTGCAGCCAGTGGCGGTGTGAACGGGTCGAACCGCTTACCCAGCTCTTTGCACAGCCATGTGTCGTGCTTGCAGTACTCAGCGTACTCCTCTAATTCCATGGGATTAAAGTCGGCACGTCGTTTGCCCAGCGCCTTGACCACAGCCGTGCCCTTGTCCGGCAGGTTGTACTGCTTGACGAGGTTGGCCAGTGAGTGCGATGTCAGGAACGGCAGCAGCATGCGGCCTTGGCCGAGGGTATCCATCCACAGCTTGGGCTTGATGCCGCAGCGCTGCGTCAGGATGAACCCGTCGAACATGGTGTTGTGGCAGCGCACAGCGCTGTTGGCCCAGTCGTAGTTGCCCCACAGCCAGTGCAAGGTTTCTTCTTCGGTGCCGCTGAACCACACAGCGTCTTCGTCGTTCTTGATGACAGAGACCCCGATGATCTCGAAGCGGTCGTCGTTGATGTACGCGTCCGTCTGCATCTTGCTGAGACTGTACTGCTGGTCGTAGTACGTCTCTAGGTCAACGGTAAGGATGTCCATTACTTCTTACCCTCAAGCTCAATCAGCAGCTCAATGTAGTGCTTAGCTTTTTCCAAATCTTTGATGCCATTCTTATTTCTCCAGCGTGATACGTACTTGATGACGTTGCCCTCAAAGTAGCCGATGCCGTTGGCGTGGATGTACTCCACAGGCTGAATGGCCAAGTCCTTGTAGTGGTTGCCCGCCACTTGCACGTCGAGTGCGCTCTGCGGTGCGCTCAGCATCTGCTGCATTACTTCTTCTTCCTGCAGTGTCCAAGTTGTCAGGTCGGGGAACAGTTCAAGTTGTTTCATAAACGGCCTCATATGTCATTTCAAAGATGTCAGGCTTACATGGGTAAGTTTCCCCTACAACCCCAGTGATGATGTAGTCGCCAACGGTGACGATGTGGCCCCCTTCAAGGGTTTCAATCCAAAAGACTGGCATACCACTCAGGGTCGCCTCAACCACCTCTGGGTGGTCACCCATCTTGAACCACTGGGTGGCCTCGATGACCACGGGTTTCTTTCTGAATTTCATCACATCACCTTTGAAGCAGTAAGCAGTTTGAGGGCGTGCAAGGCTTGAGACTTCGCATCGTCCAACGCGTTGTGGTACGTGCCCGATCGTTCCATCTTGACGTGCGGGTACAGCCCCTTGAGCGTGCGGTAGCAGCGATCGTTCCAGAACTCCCACGGCTGTTTGCCACCCAGTGCGCGGTATGCGTTGGCAAGAATCACGTTGTCGAATGTGGCACCGTTGCCCCACAGCACTGAGCCCGATGGGAACCAACTTGAGAACTCACCCAGCACAAGCTCCAGCGGAGCGCCGGGTTTCTTAAACGCTGCACGGGCTTGATCGCTCTGCTGCATCCACCACATCACTGTGCTGACGTCCATCTTCAGCCCAGCGTCAACGCAGGACTGCGGGTCGATGTTCATATAGAACTCACGACCAAGCTGCCCGTTGCCGAACTCCACAGCGCCCAAGGCGATGATCACGGCATTGCTGCCGTTACCCAGTGTCTCTAAATCAACCATTACGTTTGTCATGATCTCTCCAATGCTGCAATGCCCAATAGGCGAACGACGACGTCTTGCACGGCTTCGCCGTCTTTGACGATGAATATTGGTGGCCCTTGGCGTGAGCCCGGTCTCGGCGCGTACTCATCCTGTGGGCGGTATGTCTCCATACGCACCAGTGTGCCGTTGTCCACGTTGATGATGGTGAACCGCAGCTGCTCACAGTTGCTCAGTGGGTCAGAGCGCCTCGCATCTTCCCCTGTCGTCAACAGTGACTCACCTCTGTAAGTTATATCGACTTTTTTGCGGCCTTCGTTCTTCGTTTGCTTTAGCGCCCACTCCATGATGTTTTTCTTCAGCCAGTTCATCCTATCTCCTCTATGCGTACTCTGACGCGAATTGGTTTAGCTTTGGTGTTGCGAAAGAGCTTGACTGTCGTAGACGCCTCAAATGCAGGTGCCCTGACTCTCCACAACTGCGGAATACCCTCGGGGTCTAGCATGAAGCTCCTTCCGCCTGTCTTAACAGCCCATGCTTTGAGGTCTCGTTTCATTCTCTGCTCCTGTCGAATGTAGGCAGTGGTGCCCAGTGAGTCCAGCCGTCTGCATCGCGCCAGCTGCCGAGCACAGCAACGCCAAGGCGTTCGTCAATCAGCAGCATCTTTGCACTGAGCGGCGGTGGGTACTCTTTGGCATCACGCCAGTGGTTGTTGACATCGACCACGGCAAAGCGGTCGTGTGTGAGTTTGTGGTCAGTCATTGCCAAAGTCCTTTGCCGCCTACGAATGTTGTCTTGATGTTTGCGCGTCTTTTCGCTGCCATCTTCCGCATGTAGCTCTTGCGACTTCTGGCTTCCTGCGACTGTGTGCGTTTTGGCTCAGCGTCTACGCCGTCGCCCATCACGTAAACCTTGACGCGGTTGCGTCCATCAGTCTCGTTGGTGTAGTCGACAACGTGAATCATCTTCTGCTCTTTCATCTCGCTGATGAACTTGCCAACCGACTTTGGATTAGCGTCGATGCGCTGGGCCAACTCGATCCTGCTGAACGAGCCTTGCATCATCAGATTAAACATCAGCACGGTCTGCTCGACGGTCATTGGTTCTCCTTCAGTGTTGCAAAAATTGTTCCGCCGCATCGAGCGCATTGGTAGTGGTACTTGATGCCGAAGGTGGTCGGCTCCCAGCGGTGTTTGCACTCGGTCATGTGTTCCCCCTTGCTCGGATGGCGGCAGCAATACTTTCAGCGGTATCGCTGCTACATACGTCATATTTAACATCGTAGGCATCACACACCTTTGCACACGCCTCACGCTCATCAGCACGGACAAGGGCTTCAAAGCGTTCAAGCGCACTAATGAAAGCAGCCACACCTTCTCGCAACCCATTGCCGTATTTGGCAAGGTTCGCCTCACGGGCCATGTCTATCGTGTCTCTCATAACACCCCCTGTGTCAAATACAAAGCCCATACAAATAGGCCAACGGCAAACAGTACTGCGAGTGTTTTATCCATTGTTCTTCTCCTTGAGTTTGGCTTCGATGGCTCGGGCAAACTCGGGCAGACAGACGGTTTTACATTCGTGCCGGTAGTCGTAGTACTTCGCCATGTCTTTTTCAATTTGCAGACAC